AAATCGTATAATTTGAAATTGTTTTAAACAATGCAGATAATATCTAAAACTTAAGCTAATTTGAAAAATTACACTTTTGAATAAAAGCCTGTATTTTTATGGCATCTTGGGCATATTGAAGGTTTGCCTGAGATTGTAAATATGTTATAGCTTCTGGGGTAGGATTATCGAGTTTACTTAATTCTTTATCCTTAAGCAAACGCTGGAATCTATAGTAAAATAAATTATTTGTTGCACCTTTATATAGAGACATGATTTGAAATTGACGCTCTACTGCATCTGTTGCCCCATTTAAGGTTAAATCCGTACAATTGCCAAGTAAACTTAATCCATTATTAGGAGCTACTTTTAAATTATCTGACGATGTACTTACTTCGACATCAGGCATAGAATAACCTGTACCGACTGAAAGAATACAAACTTTAAAATCTCCAGGGAATAACATATTAGAAAATGCATAACCAAGGGCGGTTGGATTATTTTGATATAAACCTCCGTCAATAAAATAGGTAGGGGTATCAGGATTGGAAGGTAATCCTGGAATAGTAGTCGGAGGGAAAAATACCGGTGCCGCAGCTGTAGCAACACCAATATCAACACATTTACAATTTTGTCCGCTAGTAAAACTAGGAATTGAGACATTAGAAAATTGATAATACTGGCTATTTGTAAGATCGCCATAAGGAAAAACAAGATCATCACTTTTGGTTCCTCCTTGAAACCCTACAGCCGTTACTAAAGTATTAGTTTTTAATTGAAACATTTTAGTATCTTTTACAATAGAACTTATCACCTTTCGCAGAGGTCCTGAATCGTAAATATAAGGATCATATAGCGGAGCTGCTAGTACAATCCCTAAAGTAGTAGGTCCTGCAGGACCAAGAGTTGTGATTGGATAAATTGCTGATCTAATAGTAAAAATATCTTCGGCATTATCTTTTAATAATTTAATGAATTTAGTAGGAGATAAACCATATGCATAGGCTATAGCACCTATCCCGCCAATACTTGTTCCACAAATAACATCAAAATAGTCCCATAATTTACTACCATCAATTCCAGCATCACTGCAAAATCTTTCTAAAAATGTAGCACTAAACAATCCTCTAATACCACCACCATCTAAAGATAAAATACGTATTGTTTTCATAGGATAACAACTATTCTACAGGACAAACAACTGTAATATCAACCGTTTTTAAAACGCCTTCTATACACTGTACCATATTAGGTAATTCAAAAGTAATAACTCCTACCACCGGCCCGACAGCACAATTTAAATCTCCATCTCCTTCCATGACTTCGATGCTAGGAACTAAAGTGCCTGGAGAGATTAAAGATATTCTACCATCTATAGACTCAATAGTGATATTCTGCCTAGCCCTTATACTAACCTTATCTGCATCCATATTAATTTCTGTGAAACCATTAATATTAACTTTTTCTGCCTGCATCTTAGCTTCTTCAACAGCCTCAATATTTATCTTTGCTTCTGATTTCAGATTTAATACCGTAGTACTGGTAATACTCGTTTCTGGTGCTCTAGCATTTATTCTTGCTTCAGATGTTAAGTTTATGTCTCGAATTGATTTCAGATTTAATACTTCAGTACCAGTGATAGTTGTTGTCTTAGTTGATCTCAACTCTAATAGCTCAGTAGCACCGATACTTATTGTTTTTCCTGCCCCTCTTAATGCCTCGGCAGTTACTATGCTTATCAGCTCACTTCCGTCTAGATGTAATTCCGTACCAGCTCTAGCATTTATTCTTGCTTCAGATGTTAAGTTTATGTCTCGAATTGATTTCAGATTTAATACTTCAGTACCAGTAATAGTTGTTGTCTTAGTTGATCTCAACTCTAATAGCTCAGTAGCACCGATAATTATTGTTTTTCCTGCCCCTCTTAATGCCTCGGCAGTTGCTATGCTTATCAGCTCACTTCCGTCTAGATGTAATTCCGTACCAGCTCTAGCATTTATTCTTGCTTCAGATGTTAAGTTTATCTCTCCATCTGACAATAGATTTAACAAATCAGTACCCGTTATAGATGTTCTGGTTGCTCTAGCTTTTATCTCTGCCGTTGATAACAGTTCCAATAGCGTAGTACCGGTAATAGATGTTTCTGCTGCTGTAGCTTTTATCTCTGTCTCTGAGTTTAGAGATAACAAATCAGTACCAGTAATATTTATCTCTGGAGCAGTACCCGTTATTTTCCCCTCTGATTTAAAACCTAACAAATCAGTCCCAGTGATAAGTGCATTTTGTCCTCTAACAGACAAGTTCTGATCAGAATCTATAGCTATTGCTTGGACGGCTCTTAACAATATATAATTACCACCGATATTTACTTTTGCTGCTTGAACATTTATTTCCTTTACCGACCTCAAACTTAACAAATCATTTCCGGTAATATTCATTTCTGGTGTTGTAGCTGTTATTCTTGTCTCTGATGTTAGACTTAATGAGGTAGTACCGGTGATAGATGTATATGGTGCTATAGCGCTTACATTTGTATCTGATCTTATTCTAACATCTACATCTGACAATAGATTTAATAATGTAGTACCAGTAATAGTTGTTGTTACTCCTCTAGCTGTTAGTGCGGCGTTAGAACGAATATTTAGCTCTGTATCTGACAATAGATTTAATAGCGTAGTACCAGTGATAGATGTTGTTGCTGCGCTAGCCGTTAGTATTTCTGTCTCAGGAGATCCTATGTGTATCTCTAGAGGCGATAGTAGCCTTAATATTTCAGTACCAGTAATAGTTGTTAGTAGGGATGTAGCTGTTATTGTTCCTTGTGGAGCTTCTATCTTTATATCTAGAGACGATAGCAGATTTAATACTGTAGTAGCAGTAATAGTCGTTGTTACTGCTCTAGCTGTTAGTATTTCTGTCTCAGGAGATCCTATGTGTATCTCTAGAGGCGATAGCAGATTTAATATTTCAGTACCGGTAATACTCGTTTCTGGTGCTCTAATATTTATTACCCCTTCTTCAGCCTCTATTGTTATTAGTTCATCACCTAGAATCTCTATAGTAGCAGCTGATGTTAAAGACAGAGATGTCATAGCACGAATGTTAGTTACATCATTTGATACGATACTTATTAGATTACGAGCATCGATATTTATTATCCCCTGAGAATAAAGTTCTAACAGACGAGGACGAGCTAGAGGTAGAGCACTCCCACTTCCTATGCTTATAATAGGAGAGGAAATTGTAATACCTCCACCACTATACATAGTTATAATTCCAGTAGGCACTACTGTAGATTCAAGAACATTAATTGATATTATAGGAGCATTAATCGACAAAGTTCCGAACGGAGCTGATAGTAAAAGAGCTTCAGATCCTAAAGTTATCGCTGGTGATTCTATCCCCACAAAAGTAGTCGTTAGTAAATCAAACCTATTCGACTTAATTGAAAAATCAACTATATCGCCTATATGTGATGTATTCATTGTATCAAAATGGACAACCCCAGAATCTACTTTAAACTCACTAGTATAAAAGATAGCATCGGCTCTATCATCTTTTCCTACTGTTAAATCATCGTAAATCATGACATGATCAGCGTACAGATAATCAACATAAGCTTTTTTTATTTCAATTTTATTGACATAAATTGTATCAATATAAGCTGTATCAGCTGTTATTGTTGTAGTAATAATATTTTTTGCTTCGATAGCAGTAGCGTAGAGCATATTAACATCAAACATTCCTCCTGTTACATAAGAAGCCAGCACACTTTCAAAATTAGCTTCATCGGCAAATAAATAGTTAATTGGAGCGAGTCCTTCACCTCTATTAGCTAAATCTATAAAAGCTTTTTTTTCTCTGTCAAACCCAGGATTAAAATTGTCGGCCATTAAATATTCTCCAGCAGTTTCAAACGTGCATCAGCACTTATTCCACTGATATCTTCTCCTGCAAAATCAGGTAAATTTGGTACAGCTTCTTCGGTAGTAAAACTTACATTTTCTAGTATTAACGGCGAAGTATTACCACTAACCTCAGGACCTTGAGGTGTCTCTATCCCAAAGGGGCGAGGATTTTGTACGGCTTTCGGATCACCTTTTATTTGCGGTGGCCTATTCTGCTCATTTGGCTCATCAACAAAAGGTCGCCCAACTATTGCTCCTGTCCAGACTAATTGATTCCCTCGCCATTCACGTTGCTTAACTAGATCAGACCTGCTAAAGAAAAACCCTGAATAATCACAAACTCCAACGGGTTCGATTACGTTCTTTTTAACGTATTCTCCAAGTTGAGTATTTACAGGAGTGTTCTTTAAACTAGTTGCCATATACCTCCAGTTTAAGCGGTACTTCCGTTGTATTATTAATCACTGCCGGATTTAAAGTTTCCTGATATCTCATTTTTAAGCCTTCTTCTTTTTCAGGAGCGTATTGTGCTGCTAGCATGCTGGCTAGCCCATATATTAGAGGAGTATAAAAATATGACGGAATATCAATACTTTGCGTGTAATTCTCTAGCGTTTCTATACTACTTTGACCGCTATACATTATTAAATTATACATTGGAGCAGCAGTCTGCCATATATACAAAGACGGAGTCCGCTGGTAGTCAACGTAGTAAATAGTAGGTCTACCGATTTGCGATTTATTTGGATAGGTTAAATATTCATATCTAGATACTTCACTCATGGTAGTATCCTGGCTTATACTATTAAAATAAAGTTCTTCAATATCAAGTGTGTACCCGCCTGTTTCTCTAATTCTATATGCCCTTGCATAAATTGGATCAGGTACATAAAACCATGCAACTATATTAGCCGTATATGAATATGAAGCAGGAAGAGTAAAGACATTAAACCAAGTAACCGTATCTTGTGATGCTTCTAAAACTAAGCTATATGGACGATTAGAAACATAACTTTGAATGCCGATAATGCTGATTTGCTTTGTTACCCCTAAACCGTAATCATAAGAAATATTGCCGTTTTGAACGTCTTGTGTACATCTTGTCAGTGGATTACCATCAAAAGCATAAGCAGCAATTCCTTTACCGTTTCCATCATAAGTATTTGCAGTATTTGATTGCGGTGTTCCATTTAATTGTCTTACGTTGCTTCTTAAGAATACCTGAAATATTTTAGTAATGTTGCTTGGCAAAGGGTAGGATGCTTGCCCTGGAGTTAAAAAAACAGGATTTAACTTTAGTGTCCATAAATTAACGTTAGAGTTAGCCCAATCACTTAAAATAAAATTGATAATATTAAGTGCTGAATTATATTGCTCGGCAGTTACCATGCTAAGAGGCATGCCGATTAACTCATAAGCCTTTCTGATAATCAGCTCTCCTTTTATGTTACTAAAGCTGTAACTTCCACTAGTCGCTGGCATTTCCTACCCCTTTTTACTTGTGGCATCCTCTTACAATTGCAGGAATTGAGCTTTAAGATTCACATCTGGATTAGGATTAATCTTAATTAGCAAATTCTGTGCTAAATCACTAGATTGTATCAGTTGAGAAACAATAGAAGGATTTTCCCACTCAGCAAAAATACCTTTAGTGATTAGATCATCGTATTTCCCGATTCCTATAGTATTTTCCAGCGATAAATATATTGTATAAGTTGCAGAATCTTTATCACTATCTCCTGCTGCTATCATATTTAAAGCATAACTCAATGAAGATACATTTGATTTTGCCGTATTAAGCAGGATAATAGGAAAATACCCAGTAGAAGCTACGCCGACCTTAATATTATCAGCATCAGCAACACTTGGCATTATTGATTGTATTACATCAAAACAATTGTTACTTGAAACTGTTGTGTTATTTGGCCCAGTTAAGGTTTCATTAATAAAAACTCCATTCTGATAGCCATTAATCAAAAATTCAACACCAGATAAATTGCTTGTTGAAGTTAATGTAATTTTCGGTACGATATTAAACTGCTGCGAAAAATTAACAGTACCAGTAGTCTGGTTAGCATAAGATCCATTTAATATTAAAGGAACATTTTTAGTTATAGCTTGAGCTTTAGCTACTCCATCGGTAACTGGAACAGGCCAATTAAACTGATAAAATTGAGACATGATTATACCTTTTCGTTACTTGCGATTTCTAATACTTTTTTATAACTTTGGATTTCTCCTTTAGTCGCACTTAACAACTGTACAACCTTTTCTTTTTCCGATTGTAACTTATTAATCTGCTCATTTGCTTGCGCATAAAGTACAACAAGCTTTTCATGTTGTACTTCTGCTTCGTTTAATAATTTATTTAATTCTTCTTGCATGATATTTTCTCCTAATTTATTGATTTATTTAAGCGGTTGATCCTGTTGCACCAATTACCCCAAGAGGAGTAAACATACCAAAAGAATAACGACCAGATGCAAGTACTGACATGGTGTCAGTTACGGGATCGGTTGTTACGTTTACTTTAAGTGGGCGCCTTACAAAATGTTTACGTGTTCCCTTAACGTTAGTTAATCCAAACCAGTTACTAGGACTTGTTAAGAAATGACTTATTTCATAACCATTTGGAATAGCTTTCATGTTATAAATTGCATTTATGTCATTGTTAGCAGTCCCTGTTCTAAATACAGATTCAAGTAACCGGCAACCCGAGAACATTAAATCTTGTGGGAGTAACAATCTATCAATTTGAGCATTAATTAGCAGTCCTGCCTGATCTTTCATTTTACCAGCAAGAATTACTGCCTGTTCAACTCCTGCCTCACTAAAGTCGACATTAACAACAGGACCGCCAGGAGTAAAAGCAACTTGATTAGAATAAACACCACCATCGTAAGGTTGCGCAGGAGAACAAAGAGGTTGTCCATTGGCTTGAACCGCTGATGTGTTAAACGCTTGGTTAAAAGGATTCATAGCTACTACTTCTCTGGTTTGTTCATAGGAAGTAGTAAGAGATTTTGTACCATTAAAGAACTGATCGGCATAAAGATCATCTTCCATGGCAATATTAGTAATCTGAAAACCGAGGGCAAATTCCCGATGGACAAATTCATAAATAAACCGCTCAGCCATGCTATCCATTTTAATAGGAGCACCTTGGGTTTTCTCAAGAGCGTAGCCTGTTCCTCTAATATCAACCATCCTTTCAGTATGTTTGACGGAATTAGATTGTTCGTAAATTTTAGTGTATTCGCCCTTAAACCGATCATACTGAGATTTTACCTCATAAAGACCTGGCCAAAGCAGACTTGGAATATCACCAGTTGTTATAATAGACATAATTAATTACCTTTATTTTTTAGTTTTAGGTTTTTTTATCGGTTTTTGTTTAACCACCTTTTTCTTTGGCACATATAATCCTTTTTCTAAAAGAGAGTTTATATTGCCTGTTGTAACTATTGACATAATCTTTAAGTCGTAAAGAATACACCTGGAGTTCCAACTGATCCGTGTATATGTACGTTAAATTTACATAACACATCAACAAAAGGCATGTTTGTGCCTGGAACTAAGTTTGTTGGATTTGGCAAAGACTGTATTGTTCCTGCTAATCCGATAATTTTTATTTCAAAAGCAGAATTACCAGAATTGGCTTTCGCTAAAGTTATTGAACTACCATCTAGATAATAAGCTGATTGTCCAGTTAAAGTATTACCTGTCGCTGGATTTTGAGTAGGTAATGCATTATCTGGCTTAGTAAATACTACTCCACCAACTTGTACCTGAGCATTTTGTCCACGAAATATATTTTGAAATATAGATGGAGCAACGTTGTTTTGAGCAGCAACAGGAGTGTTATCTGTTGAAGTAGAAATCTGCATTTTAAATACTACTTCTGGATCATCGTTAACCCAGGCAGTAATTGATGTACCTTTTTTTACTTGTGTACCTCCTGGCCAATAATCGGAATTTATCTGATAACCAGTTTGAGCACTAGTATATTGACAACCCATAAAGATCCCTACTGGTAAGCCTACAACTACCTTAGCACCAGCTCCAACTTGAGGAGTAAGACCTGCAACTATAGTTCCGTAACCATTTGTAGTAAAATCTGTTGATGCAGGAGTGTATTTAACCATATCACCTTTAAAGATACTGGTAGCGGGAGTATTTTGACCATTAGGGTCAGCGTAAATATTATATTGACCTAATTTTTGTGTTCCGCCGTTTCCTATTTGAGATTGAACAACTGCCAATCCATAAGGAGCGTTAATGCCGTTAGACATAATTTCCTCGTATATTGTTAATTATTAAAAAACGTAAATATTTTAAATTTAAAAAAAGATAAGCTAATTCAAGCTCAGGAGACCTTTTAACGTCTAGTTATGACGATAAACTTTGTTATAGATAAGTTTCAAAACTAGCCTTTTAACGTCTAGCAATGACGACAATTCTTGTAGAACCAATTGTAAGGACTTATCATTTTATCTAACTAAATATTACTATAAAATATTTGATTAATCAAATCGTACTTTCATTTTTAAAAAAACGCTACTTTTACTAATAAACCAATAATGACAAACATTAGCCCCTTAAGCCATTTGTTATCATTACGAAGTCCAGAAATAGCAAGTTCTAAATCATTTTTACCGATTTCACCTTTTGTATACTTGATTTTCTTTGTCATAAATCCATAACTTAAAAAATATCGCTATGAGTACCGGTTCGTTCTAGTCTAAGCACTTCATCATCTAAATAATATACAAGTAGCCAATCAGGTTCTATATGACATTCCCAATGATTTACATACTTACCAGATAATTTATGTAATTTGTATTTAGTTGGAAGCAATAAATGAGGTTCTATACCCTTATTAATATTATCCAACAATAAATTTATAATC